TCCATCAAGGTGGGACCGATGACGTGAGCAACGGCCGAGGGTTGTGCCGGTTGTGTCACCAGGCCAAGACGCACACTGAGGCTGCGGCCGCTCGGGCACGTCGTCCGTCGCCGTCGCGGTCGCCTGAGCCGCACCCCGGGCTGCGCTGAGGGGTGGGGTGTGGGGGGGCACCCCCCCCCGCCGCCGCCTCGGACCGGAGAGGCCAGGCGTTCGACTCGTGTACGGGTCTGCAACTTCACCCCTTGTGACGGACCGACACGGTGCGTCACACCGCCCGACACGGGAGGTACCCCTGATGGCTGGTCGTGGCCCCGCGCCGAAGAACCCTGATCGCCGAGCCCGTCGCAACGCCGAGCCGACCCCGTTGCGGGTGTTGGTCGCGGCCCCGATGGCTCAGCCCCCGTTGCCGGAGCTGCCCGAGGAGCTCGGCGGCTGGCCGGCGCCGACGTTGGCCTGGTGGTCGATGTGGGCCGAGTCGCCGTTGTCGTCGGAGTTCACGGCGTCGGACTGGTCGTTCCTGGCCGACACCGCGCTGCTGCATGCCCGGCTGTGGGTGGGCGACATGAAGGCCGCCCCGGAGCTCCGGTTGCGGGTGGCGAAGTTCGGGGCCACCCCGGAGGACCGGGCCCGCCTGCGGATCACCTTCGCCCAGGCCGACGAGGCCGACGAGAAGCGCGGCACCCGTCAGCCTTCGACGAGTCGGGACCGCTACCAGGGTCTGCGGTTGGCTGACGAGGCCTGATGCCGTGGGTGCCGTCCGAGCCCGGCGAACGGCCGACGCTCGGCTGGCTGGTCCTCGACTGGATCGCCGATCACCTGATCGTCCCCGACGGCCCTTCGGCCGGCGACCCGCTCACCTTCACGCCCGAGCAGGCCCAGTTCATCCTCCGGTTCTATGAGGTCGACCCGTTGTTCGAGGGGCCACCGGTGACCGGCCGGTCGCTGCGCAACGGGCGGCTGATCCGCCGGGCCGTGCTCTCCCGGCCGAAGGGGTGGGGGAAGTCCCCGATCGTCGCTTCGATCTGCCTGGCCGAGGCACTGGCTCCGGTGGTGCTCGACGGCTGGGATGCTGACGGGCAGCCGGTGGGGCGCGAGTGGCACACCTTGGGTTTCAAGCCGAAGGTCGAGGTGGTGGCCGTCTCGGAGGACCAGACGGCGAACACTTGGGATCCGCTGGTGGAGATGGCCCGCAACGGCCCGGTGTATGACGCCTACGACATCGAGCCGCTGCAGACGATGGTGAACGTGCCCCGTGGGGTGATCCTGCCTCGGACCAGCTCGGGCACGTCCCGGGAGGGGTTCCGGCCGGTGTTCGCCGCCATGGACCAGACCGAGAGCTGGGTTCCGTCGGTGGGGGGCCCGAAGCTGGCGGCCACGATCCGCCGCAACCTGGCCAAGGTGCAGGGATCGAGCATCGAAACGCCCAATGCCTTCGAGCCGGGTGCCGACTCGGTGGCTGAGCGGTCTTTCGCCGCCGAGGCCAAGCAGGCCGAGGGCCGCACGAAGATCGCCACCGGCATCCTGTTCGACCACCGAGAGGCCCCACCGGAGACCGACCCGACCGACCGGGACAGCCTTCAGGCTGGGCTGGCCCATGCCTACGGCGACTCGGCCGACGTGAACGGCGGCTGGGTGAGCCTGGACCGGGTGATCGCCGACTACTGGGACCCCGACACGGACCCCCAGGACGCCCGCCGCTTCTACCTGAACCAGATCACGCACGCATCGGACTCGTGGCTCTCCCAGCCCGAGGTCGCAGCGGTGGTCGACGCCGCCAAGGTGGTGGCCGACCGCTCAACGATCGTGCTCGGCTTCGACGGTTCCCGCCGGCGGTCGCACTCCGTCACCGACGCCACCGCGCTGATCGGATGCACGATCGACGGCCACCTGTTCGAGCTCGGCGTGTGGGAGCAGCCCACGGGCCCGGCCGGCGACGGCTGGGAGGTGCCGGTGCTCGAGGTTGAGGCCGCGGTGGCCGAGGCGTTCCGGCGGTTCCGGGTGGTGGCGATGTTCTGCGACCCGAACCGGTGGGAGTCCCAGGTGGCTGGCTGGGAGGCCCGCTATGGCCCGCAGCTGCGGGTGAAGGTGTCCCGAGATCATCCGATGTCGTGGTGGCCCAGGCCGTCGACGATGGTGTCGGCTCTCGACCAGCTGCACTCGGCGATCGTGCAGCAGGAGTGCACCTTGTCGGGCGAGTCGACGCTGGTGCGCCACCTGCTGAACGCCCGCCGCCGGCCGTCCCGGTCGGGGCTGCAGATAGCGAAGGAACACCCGGAGTCGGCCCGCAAGATCGACGCCGCTGTGGCCGCCACCTTGGCGTGGCAGGCCCGCCTGGCTGCTGTTGCCGCCGGGATCACTGGCGCCCCGAAGGGGGTGCCGAGACGGATCTACTGACCCCCGAGGAGGGCGCATGACGATCGACACGTCGCCCGCGTACTCCCCGGGCTGGTGGCTGAACACGCTGCTCTTCGAGCTCGGGTCTCGTCAGGACCGTCTCACGAACCTGTACGACTACTACCGGGGCGAGCAGTCTGGACCGTGGGGGCCGACGAACACCGAGGCCTATCAGCGGTTCCAGTCCAAGGCCCGCACGAACTGGGCGTCGCTGATCGTCGAGGCGACCCGCGAGCGCATGAAGGTGGTCGGGTTCCGCACCGGCGCCGACGGTGACGACCTGGGCGACCGTGAGGCCGGCCGGATCTGGCGGGCGAACGACATGGACGTGCAGTCCCTGCGGCTGCACAGGGCGAAGCTGGCGATGGGCGATGCCTACGCCATGGTCGGCCCGGTGGACCCCCGGATCGGTGCTCCTCGGATCACAGTGGAGGACCCCCGCACCTGCATCACCTCGGACGATCCCGCCGACCACCGGCGGCCGCGGGCCGCGCTCAAGGTGGTGCGGGACTCGGTGATGGGCCGGGACGTGGCCCGCCTGTTCCTGCCCCGTGACGACGGCCGGGCTGTGATGCTCACCGCCACCCGTGACGTGCCTCGCCAGATCGAGTCGACCGGGTTCGACTGGACCACGGCCGGGTTCGAGTGGGCCGCCCAGGGGGTGCTGTTCCCGGCGTTCCCGGTGGTCCGGTTCCCGAACCGCGCCGGCGTGGACGGGGTGAGCCTCGGCGAGTTCGAGGACGTGATCGACGACATCGACCGCATCGACCTGATGATCCTCCAGCGGATGATGGTCGCGGTGATGCAGGCATTCCGCCAGCGGGCCGTGAAGGGCGACCTGCCGCACACCGACCCCGAGACCGGCGAGGCGGTCGACTGGGCGTCACTACTCAAGGCCGACCCGGGGGCCTTGTGGAACCTGCCCGCCGGGATCGAGCTCTGGGAGTCCTCCAACGTCGACCTGACCCCGATCCTGGAGTCGGTGAAGGCCGACGTGCGAGACCTGGCCGCCACCACCCGCACGCCGATGTTCTACATCACGCCCGACGCCGCCGGCGGCAGTGCCGAGGGTGCGTCGCTGCAGCGTGAGGGCCTGATCTTCAAGGCCCGCGACCGGATCGAGGAGACCACGGACCCGTGGGGCCAGACGATGGCGACGGCGTTCCTGATGGCCGGCGACACGGCCCGTGCGGACCGGTCGCAGATCGAGGTGATCTGGCAGCCGCCGGAGCGGTTCTCGCTGGCTGAGCGCTACGACGCTGCAGCGAAGGCTCAGGCCGCGGGGGTGCCGTGGCGGACGGTGATGCTCGACGTCCTGCAGTTCACGCCGCCGCAGGTCGACCAGATGGAGCAGCAGCGCACTCAAGATTCCTTCCTGACAGACACCCCCCCGTGATGGTCAGCAGCCCCCAGGAACCAGCTCAGACGTCCGCAATAGATCCGGCCGAGTTGAAGGCTCGGGCCGATGCTATGGGCGTCCTCATCAGGTCTGGTGTCGACCCGGCGTCGGCCGCCGCCGAGGTCGGCCTGTCGGGCGTCCGCTTCACCGGGGCCGTCCCAGTCTCGCTCCGGCCTCCCGAGGACTGACCACCGTGTCGGTGGCAACGGCTGGCCGGTTCCATGACCGCATCGAGGCCCTAGCCAACACGACCACGGCCCGGCTCACTCGGGCCTGGCTCGCCTCAACGGCGGCCGCTGATGCCGAGGCTGCCTGGTTCGAGGTGGCCCGCCCACTCGTCCGAGCCGCAGCGACACAGGCCGCTGGGCTTGCAGCTGCTTACGCCAGAGCCAGCTACCCCAACTCCGACCTCGGTCAGGTGTCGGGTCTGATCATCCCGGACGCTGTCGCACGCACCCAAGACCCATGGGGCCGCGTGTGGCGCGGCCTGGCTGAACAGGAGCCCTGGGACGCGGCTACTAACTCCGCCGGGGGTGTAGTGGCCGCTGTCGCTGACGACGCCACCGCAGGCGTCGCTCGAGACACGACAGCGGACATCCTCGCCCCGCTGCGTCTTCAGTGGGGACGGCGCCTCAACGCCGGGGCGTGTAAGTGGTGCATGTCGATGGCCAGCTACACCTGGCCGACCGCCCACGAGGCCAGCTTCGGTCACACCCGGTGTCGGTGCACCCCGGTCCCGGTCGACGATCTGGGCGACCACAACGACACCGTGACCGCTGCGGCCGGCTGGGACCGCCAGGCCGAGAAGGCCTACCGCAAGCGCCACCAGGTGGCCCGTCTGCGGGAGTCCGAGGACGTCGCCAAGCGCCGGAGCCGTGAGGCCGCCGAGCAGCTGCGCACCGAACGCGACCCGGACCGCCGGGAACGCCTGTCGCAGCGAGAGCAGGACTGGGAGACCAGGGCCGAACGGGCCGCCGAGAAGCGGCGGATCCTCGAAACCGGCTCCCACCGCCTCGCAGCGTGAACCCCCGCCCCGACACGGGGCCCAACCCAACCCGACACGGGAGAAGTCATCCATGAGCGATGCACCGGCCGACACGGCCACCACCGACGCGCCCACCACCGACACCGCCCAGGAGCCCGACACGGGCACCGACCTGGCCGCCGAGGTCGAGAAGTGGAAGGCGCAGGCCCGCAAGCACGAGGAGCGAGCCAAGGCCAACGCAGCCGCCGCCAAGGAGCGCGACGAGCTGCGCCGGTCAGCG